ATGTTCTAAATGTTGTATTTATTGTTATTTTATTCGTATAATTTTGAAAAAAATTAGTAGCAGCCGTTATTAAAAATTCTAAATAGGCATCATTTTCAACATCTACTAATTCTATTTTTAAATGTGATTTTACAAGAGCTAATGATATTGGAGTAGTTATTGGAGGGACAGTAATATCATAGGTATATTGTTGCGTATTTCTTACATTTCCTACAATTAATGCTGGGTTAGCCCCTCCAATATAACTTCCAAAACTCATAATATTTAATTCGGTTTACCTTGATCTCCTGGAGCAACTTCAATACCCGCATTAATAAATGCAATGAAAACAACATCAACATCATAATTCGTTGTAGTCAACTCTAATCTTACATATCTGTTAGTACCAATTAATCCAAATGAAGAGATAATCTCTCCAAGGGAAGGTAATGATGTTGACGCATATATAGCTGTACTCAAATCTCCAATTATTTGATTGGATGGAACGTTTGTCCAGTCAGTATCATTGGGTGAATCTTGAATGTTAGTGATAGTAACTGTTGTAGTAGCCGTTAATGGTGTAGCAACGGTAGGAACGTACGTTATACCATTATCATAATCAGCTGTATCTACACCATAAGTATAAGATACACCATCCGCAGCAATAGTATCTCTTACCGCTAAAATTGGATTCGTATTCGATTTATTATCTTTAATTGCCATTTTATTTACCTCATTATTACTATTATACTACTTCAGCACCTACATATGCCAATATTACAACTCTAATAGCCATCGTATAATTAGATACTGTCAATTCAACTCTTATATAACGATTATTTCCAATTACACCCAATGTTTCTATTACTTCCCCACTAACTTGTCCTGGCGCTACATAAGGGGGTAATGGCCAATTTCCAATTAGTTGATTGGATGGTATATTTGTCCAATTAACATCATCAGGTGAATCTTGAATATTGGTAACGGTAAATATAGTCTCTTGAGCTACTGCACAATTAATAGGTATAATTGTTATTCCATTATCATAATCAAATGTATCAATAGACCCACTATAAATAATACCATCTGAAACTAAATTTTGATTAAATAATATTACACCTAAACTACTAGATTTATTATCTTTTATTGCCATGATATTTCCTTAAATAGTATTATGGAGCAACAATAGCGTCTAATACTTTAAGAGATTGGTAACTTGTTAATGCACCACCCACTCTCTTACGAGTATAATATTTAACATATTGTTTTTCAGTCAAAATATCAACAATAGTAGTAAACCCTAATCTGTCAACAATACCATATCCTTCTCTAAAGTCACCATAAATTATAACACCAGTAACAGGATCAGTGCCACCAGTAACGACTTGAGGCATACCTGGTAAACTTCCAGTAGTAGTACCTTCTTGAACAGTTTGTGTCGGTGCCGCAATTCTAACTTCCTGACCCAATAATACTTTGTCTGCACCCGTTTGAAGTAAATTATTAAGATTATACAAAGGTCTATTCTGATCATCTTTAAGTTGCAAAATAACTGACCATGTTGACCTTGTCATTAACCATTGAGCATTAGCTTGATATTGCTCTAACAATGAGTTTTGAACATTTATCAAAGAATCATACGTTAATACACCAGCTGTACCTGTATAAATGTGCTCAAGAGCATTACGTTCATAGTTAGAATCATTACCAAATGCAACAGCTTCACCACCCCAAGCCGGATAATTTAAAATACCTCTTGCTTTTTTAGAACCGTTTCCTTGAAGAAAAGCGCTATTTTCATATAAATTTGTTATCTGAATAGTTTTATTTGTAATCCATGATACTAAATCAAAATTGACATCTTCTAACATCCAATGTGTAGCCTTAGGTTCTGCATAAATTTCATGAATAGGAATAGATAATTCTCCAATTCTAGCTGTCTCAGTAGTGCTTCTAGCCTCTTGCTCTCCAACCCATCCCCCTGATTGTGACGTATTGTCATCAATAATCATTTTTAATTCACTTGTGCCACATGTCATAACATTAGCCATTTGCCTTAATGGGTTAGTTTCAAAAAATTTAGTAACATCTCTTGAACTGTATTCAGGAAGTACCCAATATCCTCCCTGAGGATTGATTCCTTCAACCATATCCTTACGCATAGAAATTTTAGACTCTTTATTTATAAATATAGGTAGCGCTTTAGTATGTGTAAATGCCCAATCTAACGCTTTTGTTGCAATTTCCATATCAAAACCATAATCCCAATTACGTTTAGAACCTTTACGTAAATAACTATCTAACATTTCGCGATAATCATCAGAGGACTTTCTCAATACTGTAATATTTGAAGGGGCATTAGCTATTTGAAGCTCTAATTCTTTTATAACTTCATCACGCTTTTTCATAGCACTCTTTAATGTATTAATTTCAGTCAATGTATCAGCTGACACATTAGCTAACTTTGTAAATTCTTCTTTATTATTTTTTTCTAATGCTTCTTGTGCTGACCGCAATTCTGAGCATAATTTTAATGTTTTCTCAGCTAACTGATGTTCGCTCATATCACTTATCCTCTTTAAATGTAGAAATAAACTTATCAATTGTTTCAGAATATAGAATATTTAACTGTTGGTCAAGCTTTTTATTTATTATTTCTCTATTATATTTTAATATTTTAGCTCTTATTTCATTTTTTATATCATCTGAAATAGATTTATCATCTTCTAATTGCTCATTTATTGATATTATAGCCTCTTCAACAGCTTTAAATTCACCATCACTTAATAACACAAAAGGGTATTTATAGGCGCTATAGTCCTTACAATTCGACTCATCATAGTATAGAAAACCGTTTTTATAGGTATCACTAGGTTCATTATTTGAGTCTGTATAGTCTCTTATATCATCTATTGATTTAGATTCATCCCATTCAACAGTATCAATCATTGGATAATCAACATTATTATCCAGACTTTTAACTTTATTTATTCTGGCATTTATATTTGCTGGAATAGGTGTTGTTGAAATTTCAAGTAAGTCTACCTTTTTAAATATAGTCGTCTCACCTTCTCTATAAACATCATCCATACTTATTCTAAATCCTATTGAAAAACTATCAAGAAAACCTTTTTTTATGAGTGAATAATCTTCTTTACCTTCTTGCGTATCAAGGTCAATTTCACCCACTACCTTTAATCCGTACTCATCTTCAACCATTAAATTAGGGTCAAAACCACCAATCAATTTATCTCTTGAGTGCCCTGATAACATAGGTATTTTTTGACCTCTATTTCTAAAGTCTAAAATACTCTCTGTAAAGGCTCCTTTTAATATGATATCCCCATCCCTATCAGCATTATTAAATGTTGACGCATAACCTTCTATCATCCCTATATGATTATTTAGCATTTCACTCTTAATAATATTACAACTTATTGTTTTATTGATCTGTTTCATCTTTTCCCTCTTCGTCATCTTTTTCATCTGTTACCGTCTCCTCAGGATTAATATTTGATTCGGGAACATAATTTGTCGGTTTAAATATAATATCCCCCCCAATATATGGTGGTAAATCTATTTTATCCCTTATTTCATTATCACTCATAACATTCAATGCTGCAATCTTTGTTACTTGCTCAACACTTCTATCCTTGATTGACGGTATAGTTGCTTCATCATAAGTTAAAATTAAATTTTCAGACCTATCATAGCGCCTTAACACATTTACGGTTAAGGTGTCATATATGCGTTGTGTCATGGGTAGAACAGCTAAATCATAGAGCTGTAAACTTGCTACTTCCATATTCGCTAAACTTAATGCTGTTGAATTAACAAGTGATAACGGTATCCTTAACCTATTGTAAATTTCCTCTTTTGTTTGGTTTTTAAGCGTTGCGAAGTCCATATCTTTAATGCTTTGAGAGAATGGAACCCATTCTAAGTCACTTGTTACCATCATACGGCCAGCATTTGTTGCACCAGCATACATGTTGTCTAATTCAGCTCTTAGTGAGTTTAATTGGTCTACGGATAAAGTGCCTTCAGAGCTCTTTAACATGCCAGAAGGTCTACCTTGATTAGAAAGCAATGCCTGATTATGGATTGATGCTAACCTAAATTGTTCTAATTGATAAAAAAGGGAATGTAGTTTTGATACTCCCAAATTTAAAAAATTTGATGAATTGGGGTTAAAATTTTGAAGTAAAAACAATTGTTTAGTACCATCATCCGATAAATATATATAACGTTTTGATCTTGATAAAGGTTGTCTTGTAAATGTCATTGATTCAGCTTGTGGAGGACTATAAATATACGTATTAACATAGCCATTATTACCTACTGATTGACTCAACCATTGCGGTGGTATAACCATTAAATCCAATGGTTCACCATCTATCTTTGATAATGTCATCATCCAAAAGCAATTACCTGTTAATTCAAAGAAACCTGATGATCTTTCCGCAAATAGTGTATAAAGTGTATTGGTATTAGGATTTTCTAATAAATCCAAAAATGGATGATCTTCAACATATAGTTTTGTTTTAACATCATAAAGTTTTGGGGTTATCCCTGAAAATAATGTTGATATTAAATCTATTGCATCCCCTAACGGGCTTATTGATTGATAAAACCTAATATAGGTTTCAAAATAGGGACGTATAAGCCCTTCTCTTATCTGAGAATTTATCGAATTTATTGAGCAATTGTTACCGCCGGTCTGGTAAAATGACTTTTCTTTTTTTCCAAATAATCGCTTAAACATGTTTTAACCTATATTGACATAATCGTTGGATTAGTTGATTTTATCATTAGCGCATAAATTGCATAAACTAACGCGTCCATCCTGTCTGGAGAGTCACCCTGCTCAGGCGTCCATCCCGTCATTTGATCTTCTAATTTTCTAAACCTGCCAACATGATGCACCCTATTTTGCTGATATAATGCTACAACAGGGTCAGCACGCAATATCTTACCGCGCTTTGCATGTACATTTATTACTCTTACCGCCTTATCAATTGTATGCACAGTATGCTTGATTAAATCTCCACCTTGATTTGTCTCGGCAATCACTTTATCAGCTTTTGATTTTTTGTACAAATTTACAACAACTTTCGCCCATTCTTCAGGTGTAAATATACCGCTATGGTCTGACAATACATACGCTTGATCTTTTATGCGTCCAGCTAATATTATCCCTACTTCGTCTGATTTTTTAGGGTCAGCAGTAACTGATGGGTCAAGTCCTATCACTAATTCTTCAAAATTTGTAGGGGCTGTTTCTACTCTATTTTGATCTATCATTGTTTGCGTCCATAATGCACCCAACAGATCATCAAGCCATTCACCCTCTTTAAATCGTCTTCTAGCTCTGTCACTCAAATCATCTAATGCACTCATGTAACTTTCTGGTAAATGCGGGTTGTCAATAGGATTCATCAGAAAATACCCATACTTTTTCTCATTTCTTATTGGCATATCGTCAACGGGGTCTTTGTTTTTAATCCAGAGCGAGTAAAGCCAATGCCGCTTACCTGGCGGATTACAATCAACCCATATTCTATTTTTCAACCCATCAACTTTTTGAGCGCATCTTGTTTTGATTTTTTCGAATGTATCAAATTGCACTTGACTTGCCTCATTGATAAATATATTGACATATTCCCGCCCTAATATTTTTTCCGATCTATCCGCTGTTGCGAGACCCGCAAAATAAATTGATGAGCCATTTTGAAACGGCAAATAAAAGTCTCTATTGTGCATATTATTTCTTACATAATATTCCAATTTTGGATTAATCAGTCTTGAAATTTTTGGGAGTGTATCTTGTATTATGCTTGCCTTCAAATCTGACAAATGTAAACGCGAAATAAGCCAACGAGAATTTGGAAAGCATAATGCACCTTTTATGAATATTGCGACAATCAATGACGTTTTTGTTGATCTTGAGCCGCCGCACAACATTAAATACTCATGCTCTGGCAAAATACTACATAATACTTCATTTTGTTTATCTGTCAGTATCATTATTTTTGCCTTGTAAGACATCTAATGTTAATCCATCAACATTTATTGTCATATTTGTTTGATCACTCTTGTCGTCTATTGCTTTATTTCGTTTTATTAACATGTCCAGAAAATAATCATACTCACTCGTTGTTATACGATTGTCACGTAGCGCATCGTCAATATCGTCAATAGTAAAATTGACATTATTAGCGCGTAATTGTAACTGCTTACGCATGACATCAAATTGAGAGCTACTGACGTTTTGCAGCAACGCTAAATCAGCGTAAGAGGTTGGATTAGGGGGTAACAGCTTGTACATTGACGAGAGTTTAAAAATTGATTTATCGTGACCAAATTCTTTTCCACCAATTGCACAATAAATGGACAATTCTAAAGCTATGCGAGTGCATAAGTCTACGAGTTTGTTATATGCTTTTACGCTTTTTTCAGCATAATACAACTCAATATCTCTTACAAATTTTTCGTATAATTCTTTAATTTTTATTGCATGTTCATCAATCATTTTTTGCATCAAATCTCTATTCTCAAATCAATAATATACTATTGATATGAGCAATCTGCAAATATCATAAGCTGTCATAAGCTGTCATTAGACGTCATGAGCTGTTGAGCTGTTAAGCTGTCATAAGCTGTCATGAGTTGTCATAAGCTGTCATTAGACGTCATGAGCTGTCATGAGTTGTCATGAGCTGTTGAGCTGTTAAGCTGTCATGAGCTGTCATGAGCTGTCATGAGTTGTCATAAGCTGTCATTAGACGTCATGAGCTGTCATAAGCTGTCATGAGCTGTCATTAGACGTCATTAGACGTCATGAGCTGTTAAGCTGTCATTAGACGTCATAAGCTGTCATGAGTTGTCATAAGCTGTCATTAGACGTCATGAGCTGTCATGAGTTGTCAT